TCGATCACTTGGCCGCATAAGGATACGCTCAACACCGGCGTGAAGCCGGACGCCAGCACCGGCTATTTCGAGCTTGAGTTCCCCGGCGGGGACGAGAGCCAGTACACGTTCGGCGCGCCCGGCTTCAACGACTGGCAGGAGATCGGCCAGATCACAGTGCGCGCCGTGCTGCGCCAGAACGCGGGCAAGACGGAGCGCGACAGGGCGGAAAGCTTCATCGAAATGATCCGCACTACCTTCCGTGGTCGCCGTATTCCGATTGGTGCCCGCGCGATCCGCATCAAGCGTACCGGTGGCATGGGCGGCGGCCAGGATGAAGCCGGCATGTGGGTCGAAAGCATCGGCCTCCAGTACGAGCGCTTCAACATCGGCTAGCGGCACCGCCGCCAGTGCAACATCAGCCGCCTCCGGGCGGCCTTTTCATGCCTGCAAGAGGAGCAATGCGCGATGGATAGCGCGAACAAGCAGACGGCTGTCGTGGCGGAGGTCACCCAGGGCACGACGCCGACGTCGCCTGGCTTCAAGTTGCTACGGGATTCCTCGGTAACCGGTAGCCCGCAGCGTGGCGCCCAGCGATCGCCGGAGCGCCGTCCGGACCGAATGGCCGCCAACATGGTGAGCGGCCTGGCGTCGTATCCGAAGTCGATCAACATGCCGCTCGTTCGTGATGCCGGGTCCGATGTCTTGCTCGAGTCGCTGCTTTGCGGCGCTTGGGCGACCAACGTCCTCAAGAATGCCTCGACCAAGAAGCCCTTCACGCTCGAGGAAAAGTATGAGGGTGGCGCCACCGACCCCTATCGCCGTCTCGCGGGCTGCCTCTGCGACAGCCTCAGGCTCTCGATCCCTCTCGCGGGCGGCGGCGATCCCGGCACGCTGACCTTCGCCATCAAGGCGCTGATGGAATCGACCGGGACAGCGGCGCTCGGCTCCTCGACCTATGCCGCGCCGACGCCCGGCGACGATCCCGTGTCGTCGAACGACATCACCGTGAACGATCTGTTCGGCATCACGACGCCGAAGATCATGAGCCTCGACATGACTGTATCGAATGCGATGCGGGAGAAATATGCCTTCGGCTCGCCCAACCCGTTCGATCTTGGCCTGGGCGCCTTCGATGTCACCGGGCAGGTGCAGCTCTATTTCACGCAGCTCACCGACTACAGCACCTTCGTGAACCGGCAGACCGGCCTCACCTTGGACCTCCTGCTCGGTTCGGTCGAAGACCACATGGACCAGATCCAACTCAACAACGTCGACGTCTGGAACCCGGACGTCACCGATCCAGGCACCAGCGGCGACAACATGGTCTCGCTGCAGTTCGGCGCCCGGTATGCCGCCAGCGACAGCGCCGCGATCGTGTGGACGCGCAACGTCGGCCTGGTGCCCTGATCGTCGGCACGGAGCCTGCGTTCCTCACCTCTCATCGAAAGACAACGCCATGCAAAAGCTGCTCATCGTGCAGTCGTTTCATCGCTATGTACCGACTGGCGAGTTCCGAACCGTGACAAGGCCTGGCGGCGGCCAGGAGCGCGTCGAACTTGAGCGCAAGGAAGTGTTGTCCCGAGGCTCAACGGTCGAAGTCGCGGACGATCTGGCCGCCGACTGGATCGCCAAGGGACTTGTCGAAGCACCCGAGGTCGCCAGCAACCGCGCTGGAGATACTGCTGTTTGACTCGCCTTCAGCTCGTGTTCTTCATAGACGACGAAGCCAGAGCCTTCGGCGGAAGGTCCGCTTTATGTCCGGTGGCAAAGGAGCACTGTTCAGCGAGCTGATTAGCCTGGCTCCATGCCGTGCTGCTTTATCACCGGCACTGCGGCAGGTGCAGTGAGCGCCTTGACCAAGGCATTTGCCGCCTCTGGTTGCTTCGCTCCGCCATGGATTCCGGCCGAGTACACCGTGATCTTTTGCACATCGGTGGGCAGCGGGCCCAGGTAGTCGAGACCGGGGGCATGAATCAGTTCGCTGATCTGCTGAAAGCCGATTTCAACTTCGCCATTCACGATCATCGTACCGATCCGCGCGCCCGAAGGAACTTGCTTCAACTTGGGCTTGATCTGATCGGCGATGCCCATGCGCTCGATCAAACCCACCAAGTGGTCCCCGCTTGGGCTGCTGGAATAGCCAACTGATTTGGCAGCTAGCAGTGTCTTTTTCAGCGCGTCACTGGATCCTATCTCGGGTTTTGGCGCGCCGGCTCGCACAGCTACGCCTATACCTGATTTCAAGAGATCGGTACGGCTCCCTGGCACCAACTTGCCTTCCTTGATGAACTCATCAATTACCGGACTGCCGACGATTACGACATCGTAGATCTCCCCCGCGGCTATTCGCTTCGTGATATTCGCGCTGCCCGTCCATGTCGCTACGACCCTATGGCCGGAGCTTTTCTCAAACTGAGGAATGAGCTCCGAAATGATTTCCTGAGCGGCGCTAGCGGACAACAACGTGATTTCTGATGCACTCGCGACACTCGATAAAGACAAGACAACCGCTACAACGACACTGGATCGAAGAGTCATGGTACCTCAATTCGCGCTTACGCGCTTGTTTGACGATGAGTGCTTGCCTGCCGGGATTTGAATCCGACGGCAACCGAGCGATTCAAGCACGCGCGCTGCATCGCTCGCATGCTCGCCGCCAACTTAGCTCTTTTTGGTCCAGCTTGCTTCAATCGGCTGTGACTGCGCAGTCATGAGTCCACGGCATCCAAACCGTCACGAGGAGTCCCATGAGCTACAAGTTCAAGAATGCCGACCGGCTAAAGCGAAACCGCTGTATCGAGGGCGAGACCGGCACCGAGATCGGCTTCCCTGGCGGCGATACTCTCTGGATCCTTGCCGCCACCGACGCCAACCCACGCTGGCTGAAGTTCGGCGACGACTACATCAATGGCCTGCGCCGCCTGCAGCGCGCCAACGCCTCCGACGAGCGCGTGAAAGCCTACCAGGCTGAATGGTTCAGCCGCCTCTTCGTGTTCCGCTGGGACGTGAAGGGTGAAAATGACGCTGCCGTGCCGTTCTCGCAGGAAGCCTGCCGCGCATATCTCCTGGAGACCGACGACGTCATCCCGGCCATCCAGCGGACGGCCTTCGACAACCAGAACTTCCGGGGTGCGAAGGTCGAGGTCGTCGTCGGCGAGGGAAAAGGCTCATCGACTGGAGAGCCAAACACGGGGCCGACGCAGCCAACTGGCAGCGTCTCGCCCTGAGGCCAGGCGGAGACGATTGGGCCACCGACAAGCTCCTGGAGCAGCCGGATCTATCGACCGAGGCCGCGCCCTACTGGGCTGTGTTCGAGGAACTCTCGCCCTACCGCCCCAGGACCTCGGTCTCGCTCGGCCTGGGCGGCGGCGTCTACTTCCCTGACCCCATCCCTCGCGACCTGATCCGCGAGGAAGGGCGGCAGCTCCGCTACCGCGGCGACGACCTCGACGACTTCTGCCGGATCATCCGCGGCTTTGATCGCGTCTACCTGAACATCGAGCATGAACGAATCGCTGCCGGCGTGCGCGCCGCTGCGGACAAGAACAAGAGGTAGTGGCGATGGCCGATGAAATCGAACGTCGGGTCATTTACCTCGAGATCAATGCCACGAGGGTGGTGGACGGCAGCACGGCGGCGACCAGGGCCCTCGGCGCACTAGACCAGGGCGCCTCGTCAGCTGGCTCCGCCCTGGGAGCGCTGGAGGCGGCGAGCAGCGCGGCTGGGGGTGCCGTGCAGAAGACGACGATCGACCTCGCCACCGCGGCGCAGTCGGCGACCAATCTCAACACGGCGTACCGGACGACGGCCGGTGGTGTCCTGGAATTGGCAAGGGCCGCGACATCGGCTGCCAGTTCGGCGCAGGCGCAGGCAGCCGGGTTCGCTCGTCTGGCCGAGCAGAAGGCCGCGCAGGCGTCGCTCGCCGAGACCCGAACGCTGATGGATAGCGTCGCGCGATCGACCGACGCTCTCGCTCATGTCTACGGCAGCGCGACCGTCGCGGCGACTGGCTTCGCTACGGCGCAATCGCAGGCTGCGGGCTACGGCAGGCTGGCCGAGCAGAACATGATTAATGCGGCGGGCACGAAGTCGCGGGCGACGATGGCGGCGGTTGATGCGATCACGCCGGATCAAATCAAGGCGTTCTATTACGGAGCCGGTTCGGCACCTGCGTCAGTGCCAACGCCTGCATCGCCATCGCCCATCGCCTCGGGCCGGACGCCACTGACGGCGCAGCAGAAGCTTGTCCTAGGCTACCAGCTCAATGACGTGTTCACGTCTGCGGTCGGCGGCATGAGCCCGCTGATGATTGCAGCCCAGCAGGGGCCACAGATCACGCAAGTGTTCGGTGGCATCGGCAACACGCTGGCAGCGATTCCCAAGCCGCTTCTCGTCGGCGGCGGTGCTGCGCTCGGCGTGGGCGCCGCGGCCTTGGGGGTCAACGCCCTGAAGGAGCTGAACGAGGCGCTTGAGACGCAGAAGCGCCGGCTTGGGGACATGTTGGGCGATCAGCGCCTCTCCGCACAGGCCTATTCCGACATCGCGAGGCAGGCCACAGCAGCAGGCGAATCGATCCAGCAGGTAACGGCGCAGTACGCGAACTTCTCCCGTGCCAGCGTCTTCGTCGGTGCGACCGGCAAGGAAGTCGCGAACCTCACCTCTATCGTCAGCCAGGTCGGCAGGCTTGGCGGGTCGACGCCGGAGGAAGAATCGGCTGGTTCAGCGGCTTTGGCGCGCGCGTTGAAGGAGAGCGTCGTCAGCGCCTCCAATCTCGACGCCATCCTCGAGAGCATGCCGGGTCTCGGCCGCCGCATCGCGGACGGTCTGGGCCTCAGCGTCACGCAGCTGCGCTTGATGGCCGACGCGGGACAGATCACGAACCGGCAGGTATTCGATGCGCTGTTGTCGCAGCAGCAGAAGGTCGACGCGAAGTTCAAGGAAGCCGGTATCACGGTCGGTGGCTTCTTCAGTGCCGCGGTGCGTGGCGCTGAAGATCTCGCGGTCTCGATTTACAAGTCCGTGACGGGCATCGAGCTGGTCGCTTCCAAGGCGGACGCGGCGCGCCGGGCTGCCGTGGCGAATCCCAACCGTCCAACACCGGCGACGCCCCGGGTCATCGGCAACAACGGCTCGACTCTGTCCCTCGAGGAGATGATCACCTTTGGGGAAGCGGGCCAGGCCGATGCCTCGGTGCTGAACGACCCCCGCCGGCTGCAAACCCAGTTCCTGGATGTCCAGCGAGCT